TGAACCTGTGTTTGCTGTTGTATAATTTGAACTTGTAGCTGGAGTTCCAAAATTTCTTATACCACCAAAAAATGCTCTTGTAGCACCATTATGGTGTTCTGGATGTAGTGGTTTTACTTTTACATTGTCTATTGATCCTGAGAATAAAGTTGTTGCTCTTAATGTTAATGTTTGGTTTAACCCACCTGCAGTCATTGTGTGTATTATAGTATTTCCCGTTGTATTGACACATGGCGCAACATGATTGTTGCTACCTATAGAACCTGAGCTTATAAAATCATAACCACCTCCCCCTAATTTTATTGCAATAGTTCCTTGATGTACATTAAAAGTATCAAATGAAATTTCATAAGGTTTTCCTCCTTCTATTTCTAAACTTGTTTGTGTTAATTCACCTGCTGTACCTAAATTATTATATGAGGCTACTCCATCTGATATAGTCCATCCTGTGTCTTTTGTAAAATTACTGTCTGTATCAAATGTTCCGTTTGTTACTAAGTTAGGACGGAAGTTAGGATTACCAAAAGCTTCTGCATTTCGTCTTTCAGATAAAGTAACTGATGATGTGTAATGCATTATTTCTTGTAAGTGGTTTGCTTGATAAGCACCAAATCTTACTGTGGAATCACTTCCTGAAATACCATCTGTTCCTATAAATATATCCCAAAAATCACCATTAAATATGGGAAATAAAGAAGATGTAGCTATACTTGAAGTAAATTGTTGTAATTCTAAATGACCAAATTTAAAAGCATCTCCATCAGTGTATACATCTGTAGTACTTGTATTAGGACTTAATAATAAATGTAAATCTGAAGCTGAAACACTACCTGATAAAGAAAATAGATGTTGTTTAGCTCCTACTCCATTTTTATCTAATAATCTTCCTGGTTTTATTCTAAATTCAACTGTTTTAGCTGATGCAGATAGATTAGATGTTAAAGTAGAATTCCAATCTGTTTGTAAGAAAAAACCATCATGATTTTTTGAATATCCAGATAATACTTTTGAAAATTTACTATAGCTATATGTTTTAAATTCATCTCTATTTGGGTCTGCACTACCATATTCCTTTATATCTAACATAGTATCAGGAATACCATAACAATTAATTAATGCTCTTAAACCTCTTTCAGTTCCTTTAGTTTTTAAAAGATAAGGTGCATTATTATATAAACGTTTCCAAACTTCTTTTGTTATGTCTTCTTTAGATGAAGTATTTAAGGAGGCTGTTATTACTGTTGTTGTGTCTGATGTTGTGTAAGGGGCTCCGAAAACATAATTTATTAAATCCTCATTTTCAAATTGATCAAATGATTCTATTCCTAAACTTTTTAAAGCATAGTATACTAAATTTTTAGAAATTCCATACTTTTGTTTATTATTTCTTATTTCTGATATTTCTTTTATATGTGCCCAAATAGGATCAAACATATTGCCCATCATATCATTAAATAACATGTATGGCTCATTTTCTTCTTTATCTCCTATATGACTAGGTACTAACTTAATTAATCTGTTTGGGTTTTGATTATCAAATACAGAAGCAGATAACAATTGGCCCCCATAATTTGTTGTATCATAAGAATTATTACTACCTAGCCAAGTTTTAGCTTCTGAAGATGTTGTATGATATAATAGATATGGTTCCCCTTTATTAGTTTTAGGCCATGTGTAAGGACTACCTGAAGTAAAATATAAAAATCTTTCATAACCATCAAAACTTTCTATTAGTTTTTTCTTTTTACTAGCAATTGAAGCTGTGGCTTGTAAAACAGCAGCTGATTGAGAAGTATCTCCTGTTATAGTATTTATATTATTAAATTGTTTATTATATAATTCTACTAATTTTAATTTATATTCAAAGTTTTTTAATCGTTCAGTTGCACTACCAAAATGTACAAAATTTTCAAAATGTGAAGGAGTTACTTGTTCAAAATCTAATGAAGCTGTGTTTACTGGTCTTACATATCCATAATCTATTTCTGGAATTTCATAATTATTTAATCTACTTATTAGACGTTGATAAGATGATGTAGTGTCTGTTGTTAATATTTCATTATATGATTTAAAAGCTGTTGGTACAGTTTCATTTAATCTTAAATCTATATTAAAATTAGGACCTCTTAAGGGGGTTGAAGTATCTGTAGGTTCTAATTCTCCTAAATCATAGGTAATTTTTATAGGTTCTACTATATCTTCTGCTATTTTTAATTTGTCCCCTTTTTCATAATTATCTGGAAGGGGTTTTAATAATTTTATTAAAACTAAAAATCTATTAGATGTTGTTGTATCTAAATCTATATTAACACCAACAAAATTATTATTATTTCTAAAACTTAAAACAAAATCTTTAAAGAAAGGAGAATTTTGAACACTATTAATAAATCCTCTAGAATTAGCTTGTAAAACACTATTAGATTTAAGACAAGATAATTTTAATTCTGTTCTTGTAGATGAAATTTCATGAATAGTAAAAGGAAAACCTGTTTCGTTAAATATTTTTCTTTTTTGTATATTAATATTTAAATTATATGTTCCTGAAGTATATCCTTTACTTCTTAAAATAGTTAAAGGATCTATATTAATATCACTAGTTAAACCTTGAGAAGAAGTTGTAGATTTATAATTAGTATAATTAGGAATATGTTCTAATATATTACCTCTAAGGTTAGATATAAATATTTCTATATAATCTTCTGCCCTACCAAATTTACGTTCTACATTTACTGTAGTTAGATCATTTTTATTAGGGATATCTAATCTAGATATTATATTTTCTTCTAAAGTTTTAGCCATTAGTTAGATTAGTTTGTTCGTTTAATGATTGATTTAAAGAAGTTAAATCGTTATTTAAGCTTAAATTAGCTAACTCAGTTTCTAATTCTATGATTTTATTATTTAACCTATTAATTTCATCATCTTTAGTACTACCAGGTATTCCTATTTTTTCAGTACTATTATCTATTAAAGTTTGATGAGATTCTGTTCCTACATTAGGTATGTCAAAAAATAAAGTTCTATATTGTTCAAAAAATTTACTTATACTAATTTTATCTGGTTCTTTTTTTACTTCTTTAAAAGAACGATCTATTGTATTACTTAATTCTATATTATTAAATACTTGTTTTGTTAATTTCATTATCTTATAACTTTAAAAATATAATCTTCATCAAATATTTGAATACCTTCATTATTATCAGATCTAAACATTAATTTATAATAACGTTCTGGTTGTAATCCCTCTATAAATAAATCAAAATACATACCATTACTATCAGCACTTAATTTAGTATACTCAGTGTCAAAAGGTATTATTACTTCGTCTGTTTCTGCGTCTCTTACACTATAATAACTTGTTGCTGGTAAATATTGTATGTCTAAATAATTTGAAGTTGTTGTAAATGTTCTATCTGGGTATCTTTTTCTAGTTGTAAATCTAAAACGTTGTTTTGATTTTCTTTGAAAAGTAGCTTTATTATTATGTAATTCTAAAAATATATCTCCTCCCGTTAATGTTGTAGCTCCTGATGTAGGGTTATATGATGAATCATCCCATTTGAAACATAGTTTAGGAGGATATATTGTATGGGTGTTTGATGAAAAATATTTTAATTCTCCAAATCCAAAATTATCTTCTTCTACTATTGTTGGTTTTTTTAATAAAAAACCATTATTAATAAGACCTAAAGGATAAGATTCATCTTGATAAAAACTTGCTGAATATTTTTGTATAATAGTAGTTACATCTATATCTAAGTCTAAAGTATTAGGAGCTGCTTGAAAATCTTGTATTCCTTTAAAAGCACTACCTGTATACCATACTCCTCCTCCTGCTTGTGTTGTTAAAGATCCTGTTGCTCCATCACCAAAATTTGAAGTGGGCCAAAGAGAACTTGTATTTGATGTTCTATAAAGCCAAGTTGCACCATTAGCTGATGTAGGTGGAGTAGCTGTATATCTTTCAGTTCCTTCATCCCATGATTGACTTAAAGCATAAGCTTCAATAGTATGATCTGCAGTTAAATTTTTATGTTCAGTAGAAAATAATTGTAAGTTAATTTGAC